AACTCCAAACTTTTCTCAAACAACACCACCGGTTACAAAGGGGTGACGAAACTTAAAGGCGGAAAATTCAGAGCACAGGCGAGGCTGAATGGGAAAAAAATCCATATCGGTACATTCTTGACGGCTGAGTCTGCTGCTGAGGCTTACCGTGAATTCTCTATCAAAAACCACGGAGAGTTCTCACCTTTCCAGGAGTCAGCCAATGTTCCAGCTAATTCAACGGGGTCAGATTTACGCTGACCAGCACGGCTGGCCAGTCATCATCCAAAGCTGCACTTCTCAGATAGTCCGCTACTGGCGACAGGGCCGGATCAACACCGCGTCAATCGACAGATTTACCCAAGACTTCGAACCGCTCGATCACCGTGAGTCGGCGCAGATACGTTCCGAACTGGAGACGAGCGAGCATATTAAATCGCTGCGTGCCCGGCGCGCGGCATGAGGAGAAATTATGTCAAATTTAGCAATGAAGGTTTTGCAGTGGCAGGCGACAGGCGATGTCGGCGTTAGCAGTGCGACGATGGCATCCATTGCTTTGGGTTTGGATAAGCCATTTTACGGAAGCCATTTCGGCGCACCGCATGACCCATCCGATATGTTGCGTTGCATGAAGTTACTGGAAGCCATCCAGGAGATTCGGGATCACTTCCCTGCTATCGCCAAACGAGTTCCAACCTTCAAAGGGATTATTGAGCAGTGGGATGATCTGGTCGAGGTGATGAACCGTGAGTGCGTTGGTGAAAGATGGCGCGCTCCTGATGCATACAACCTGATTAAAAAACTGCGAGGCGACGACAAGCAGCGCAGAACAATCAGATTCGCCTGACGCAACTGATAGCCAGTTATGAGCTGGCTATTGGGTGCGAAAGCACCGCCTCACATCCCTTGATGTTATTGCCGCCTACGGGCGGCTTCTTTTTGCCTGGAGAAAACCATGAGCGACATTATTCAGTTGGTACCGAATAAATGGGTCACAGAGGAACTTTTAACTGCGACAACCGGCATGTCAAAGCACATGATTCAGCATGCCCGCCGGTCTACCTGGATGGAGGGAAAGCATTATCGCCATGTTGCCCCTGATATGGCACCTAAGCAAAACAGCCCAATCATGTATAACCGCGATGAGATAAACCACTGGATCGAGCACCAAAGCCCAGCGAAACGCCGGAGAATATCTGCTTAAATGTCCTTTGGCACATCAAACGAGGAATGATTATGGCAGCATACCCAACAGGCGTAGAGGTTCATGGCGAATCGTTACGCATATGGTTCATATATCAGGGGAAGCGTGTCAGGGAAAATCTCGGCGTTCCTGACACGCCAAAAAACAGGAAAATGGCAGGCGAACTTCGGGCTTCAGTCTGCTTTGCGATAAAGACAGGCACATTCAATTATGCCTCGCAATTCCCTGATTCATCGAACGCAGAGAAATTCAGCACTGTCAGAAAGCAAATCTCACTACTTGAACTGAAATCGAAATGGCTTGGGCTTAAGGAGATGGAGCTTAGCCTCGGGACGTTGAGGCGTTACGATTGCCACCTCACAACCACTATCGAAACAATTGGTGAGCACAGGTATATCGGCAGCCTGAACACTGAAGATATCCTTAGTGCCAGGAAGGAGCTACTGAACGGCTGGCAGAAGACCAGACATGGCCTAAATCATCCACCCAAAAAGGGAAGAAGCGTTCCTACAGTCAATAGCTATATGGCATGCCTTGGCGGGATGCTGAGCTTTGCTTTCAAAAGTGGCTACCTGAAAACCGATCTGATGGCAGGTATTACCCCTCTCGCAAAAGAAAGACCCATTCCAGATCCTCTTACTTCTGATGAGTATCAGAGAGTGGTTGCGGCCTGCCCAACGCTACAGTTTCAGAATATGGTTATCTTTGCGGTAAATACAGGCGTCAGGCATGGCGAACTAAGCGCGTTATCCTGGGAGGATGTGGATACTGTCAAGTGGACTGTTACAGTGTCACGGAACTATTCTCTGAAGGGAAACTTCACCCTGCCAAAAACCAACGCCGGGATTCGAACAATACAGCTGACCCAGCCAGCAATTGATGCACTCAAGGCGCAAATGCCACTGACCAGAATGATGGCATCCCACAAGGTAAGCGTCAGCCTACGGGAATACAAAAAAAAGAGAACCGATGAATGCACCTTTATATTCTCGCCGTCCATTACTTCAATGAACGGTAAGAAGACGATGTGCTACGTCCCCGGATCCATTAATTCAGCCTGGCGCACTGCCCTGCGTCGTGCAGGCGTCCGACAAAGACGGTCTTATGAAACCAGGAACACATATGCGTGCTGGGCACTGGTCGCCGGAGCGAACCCAAATTTCGTTGCGCACCAGATGGGCCATTCGTCAGCGCAAATGCTATTCACGGTTTACGGTAAATGGATGACCGAGAATAACCATGACCAGGTGGGCATTTTGAACGCATCATTTACTCAAAATGCCCCACTGATGCCCCATAGAAAAACCGCATAACCTTAACTATCTGATTTAACATATTAATATCACTTCAATCATGATTCATCTGGATGAGCAAGGTCGGCTCTTTTGCCTTTAGCTTCCTGCCGGTAATGTTCTGTATCGCCATTCCTCTGGGTCTGGCGCGCGAAAATAAAGGCGTGGCGGCGTTTGCGGGCTTCGTTGGCTATGCGGTCATGAACCTTGCGGTTAACTTCTGGCTGACTGCCAAAGGGATCCTGCCCACGACCGACGCGGCGGTACTGAAAGCCAATAACATTCAGAGCGTGATTGGTATTCAGTCCATCGATACCGGGATCCTTGGAGCCGTGATCGCGGGGGTGATTATCTGGATGCTGCACGAGCGCTTCCACAACATCCGCCTGCCCGATGCGCTGGCCTTCTTCGGCGGGACCCGCTTTGTGCCAATCATTACGCTGGTTGTGATGGGTCTGTTTGGTCTGATCATCCCTCTGATTTGGCCGATTTTTGCCATGGGGATCACCGGTATCGGCCGCATTATCAATGGCGCGGGTGATTTCGGCCCGATGATTTTCGGTACGGGTGAACGTCTGCTGCTGCCATTTGGTTTACAGCATATCCTGGTTGCCCTAATCCGCTTTACCGAAGCTGGCGGTACCATGGACGTTTGCGGTCATTCCGTTAGCGGTGCGCTGACCATCTTCCAGGCCCAGCTGAGCTGCCCGACCACTCACGGCTTCTCTGAAAGTGCGACGCGTTTCCTCTCTCAGGGTAAAATGCCTGCCTTCCTCGGCGGCCTGCCGGGCGCAGCGCTGGCGATGTACCACTGTGCCCGTCCGGAAAATCGTCATAAAATTAAAGGTCTGCTGATCTCCGGCGTTATTGCCTGCGTGGTGGGCGGTACGACAGAACCTATCGAGTTCCTGTTCCTGTTCGTAGCGCCGGTACTGTACCTCATCCACGCCGTACTGACGGGCCTGGGCTTTACCGTGATGGCTGTGCTCGGTGTGACCATCGGTAACACCGACGGTAACGTGATTGACTTCGTGGTATTCGGTATCCTGCACGGCCTGTCCACCAAGTGGTATCTGGTGCCGGTTGTGGCCGCCATCTGGTTCGCGGTTTACTACGGGATCTTCCGCTTCGCCATCACCCGCTTCAACCTGAAAACGCCTGGCCGCGATACCGATACGGCCACCAGCGTTGAACAGGCGGTGGCCGGTACCGTTGGGAAATCCGGATATAACACGCCGGCTATTCTGGCGGCGCTGGGCGGTGCGGATAATATTACCTCTCTGGATAACTGCATCACCCGCCTGCGTTTGTCGGTGGCGGACATGTCCAAAGTGGATACCAACGCACTTAAAGCTAACCGGGCTATTGGCGTAGTACAGTTAAATCAGCACAATTTGCAGGTCGTCATTGGCCCGCAGGTACAGTCAGTGAAGGATGAGCTGGCAACCCTGATGCGAACCGTCGAAGCCTGATGCCTCGCCCCCCCTCGTCATGAGGGGGTTTTACTTTACGGAGCACCGTCATGTTTGATTTTTCAACCGTCGTGGATCGACACGGCACCTGGTGTACCCAGTGGGAT